GGAAGCCAAAAATCTTCCAACATACTCATGAATTTCCTGTCATCCCTAACTTCACCAGTGGATGCATCATAAACTAACTTATTTCTATAGCGGTTCATTACCTCTTTAAGGTATTGCTCTGCTTTAACTTTTGGTAAATTACCTACATCAATGTAGAAAATTCTTCTTTCTGGTGCTCTTGATAATCTATAGATGACAAGAGAATCCTCAATCATTCTTAATTGATTAAGTGCCTTGATTGCTTTGTGTAAGTAAGATAGACAAGTTCCTTTATTTCTATCAAATAAACCAGAGCTGGTATAGGTAATAGAATCTTTAGCTATTCTAATTGAAGTTTTATCATTTCCTCTACCAGCACCAGCAGCAAACATTGTTGTTGGATAATTTGGCTTAGGAGTATATACATAATACTCATCGATTTCAGGATACATTGCTTGTTTTGCATCCGATGGTCCTTGTGGACCATTCATCTCATTTCCTTTCTGCTTCCGTTCTTTTCTAACGAACTTAATCTTCATGGGATTGATATATCTTATCTCTTGAATCCCATCTTGAGGTTTTTTGACATCAATAACCTTTAGGTAATAAAGTCTTCCGTCAATATACCAATTTCTAAAAATCTCATGTGCTTTCTTATCAAAGTCCATCATTTCTTTGATGCCTTTGAATTCTTCTCTTATTTTGTCCTTTACTTTATCACTTGCATTCACATTTGATAATTCTATTTCAATAGGAGAATCATACAAGTCACTTACAAGTGCCTCATTTACAACATCTTCAATTGCAGCATCAGCTTCGGGATGGATTGCCATCTCACGATATCGACGCATTAAATCATATTCCGTTTTATAGACACCTTCGATGTCTACATATTGGCCATAAAAACCACTAGAAATATAATTATCAACCCCGTCCTCGTTTGAAGGAGGAACGGGGGATAGTAATGCGGATGATTTTTTCTCCTTATCTGATATGGAGAATCCAAAAAGCTTAGGCATAGTATATAAGTTTTCCTACTATTATAACATATTTATTAGGAAATGCTCTCGCCTCCTGCATTAGCACCAACACCTTTAATAGATTCCCAGTAAAGAACTTGAAGTTCTACTGTAAATTCTTCAATAGTATCGATAGTTTCATAAGAAAGATCCATCTGACTTATGTTAGTTGGGAAAATATCAAAGAACTTATAAGTTCTAAGAGTAGATCCATCACGATCTAACTGATGAACAAACGCATCTTCTTGATATTCTGAAGGATCATTAAACCCTGTCGCATCGGATAATTTGTTAATGACATTCATCCACTTCTCAAAAGCAGAACGGATTGCAAAATCAGTATCATTAATAACTGTAATTGTCCAAGTATCAAAGGTTCTATCACCAGCAATTTTTAAAATTCTTCCTCTAAAGTTAATATCAATTGGTGTGATATTAGAAGCAGGAAGTGCTGCTGCTTTAACTAAAAATCTTGACTTATCCTTTACATCATTATCGATTGATATTGAATCAGGAAAAGCAAGTTCTACCTCAAATAGATTCGGCCTTGCACCACCACCTGTTAACTTACTCTTAAAGTCAGTTATCTTCCTTAGTGGTGGTCTATTAAATTGTGTTGCCATAGCTTTTTATACCTTATGTGTATGAGATAGATTATACAGAACCAATTACTTCTTCAAACGAGACACCAGTTCTGGTGGCAACGAATGTTAGACCGATAAAGTTAATCGTTCTAGCTGGTTTGACGAAGATGTCAGCAACAAACTCATTATTATCTATAATAGCAGCAGTGTTATTCGTCTCATCGCAAATAACTCTGAAGTCATAAATTCCTCTTTTTGCTTGAACATCACGCATGAATGGTTCAACAATATTCACAAAGTTTGTCCTTGTGATCTCATCATTGAATTCAAACATCTGATCTCTTGCAGCAGCAGAGATTGCATTTTCAAGGTAGATAAACAATCTACGAACGTTTATTCTGTCAAATGCAGATGCTTTTGCAAATCCAGTCTTATCACCGAATAGTGTGATTCCACCACCAGGTGTGAAGATGATTGGATTAACTCTATTAGAATAAAGTTTATCTCTTTGAATCTGTGAAGGATTGTATGCAAGTTTAACAGCATTTAAGATTCCACCTCTTGAAGTACCAGCAGGTGAGAACCAAGGGAAGTTGTTAATATCATTCCTTGCACAAGCTCCAGCAATGTCTCCATTCAATGGAACATATCTGAATGTATCAGAGAATCTATCGTACTGATACTTGTATCCACTATCAAATACTGCATAAGATGAAGAAGTGATAGGTGAATAGAATTCAATTATCTTATCAGTGATTTCTGAATCAGAATTAACAACAACTGTTCCAGCACTTGCATCAGATAGGAATGCTCCTCTGTATGGTGAGATAAATGCTACAGCATCTTTTCTCAATTCTGCAACAGCAATTAACTTATTAGCAAGTGCTTGTGCTGTGTAGATGTCATGATTGGCAGATCCCATAAGTAGGAAGTCTGCTGCATAAGTGTCCTTATTCTCAAATAATTCATATCCAGAAGAAAGACCAGCTAAAGTAACTGTTAATGCACCAGAATTACCAATACCAACTGCACCACCGTAATCTGCACCACCTGCTAAGGTAAGTGTATTGTTTCCAGCAGCATCAAAGAATCCATTAGTATTTTGATCAACTGATTGATCCCATGATCCATCATTATCAAGAGTAAATCCACTACTATATCCAGTAGTTGTAAGACCTAATTCTCCACTACCACCAGCAAAAATGTAATCAGACTGATTAGCAATGAACTTTCTCCAATAAGATGGTGATCCTATCGAATATTCAGCATCTGTTAATTTGGATAATCCTAGATGCTTCTCAAGAACTGTTCCTGCATTTCCAGTAACTGTTCCCTTATCGTCATATACAACAACATGAACTTCATCAAATCTTACTCCTCTTGATGATGCAAATGTAGAAGTTGATGGACGATCAGCAATTTGATCCCATTGAACTGTTGAATTACTTAAAGTAACGGTTTGTGCTCCAAACCAATCTTCTCTTCCAGTATATGTTGTAGAGGCATATGCTACTGCTTGTCCTGCAGTATGAATACCAAGACTACCAGATGCAGTAAATGCATAAACACCAGATGGTGTGTAATCTACATTAACTTCTGTTCCTGATGAATTAACATGCGATAGAACTTTAACACCAATCTTGTTATTTGTACTGTCTACTTCAGTAACAACACCTTTTAAATAACCTGTAGCAGCTGAGGTTGATCCAGCACCAGAAATGACTCTTCCAGTCATATCTTGTGTTACACCGTAACCAACAGCAACTGCAGACTTATCTTGAGGAGAAGCTGCATCTATACCAGATATTGTCTGGTCTACCTTTGCATCAATAATTGCAACCTTAAGTCCATTTGACCAAGATCCAGGGTTTCTTGCAACAACAGTCTTACCTGCTATTGTAGATCCATCGTATCCAAGATCATTGTAGTGATCTAGACTATTAATTTTAATACTGGATGCTGATCCAACTTTACCGTTGGCAAAACTAGCATCGTCTGCTCTTACAACACTTAGTGATCCACCATAAGCAAGATACGAAGCAGCCACCATCCAGTGCTCAAAATGCTTATCTGTGGAATATGGTTCTCCGAAATTGTCAAGAAGATCTTGCTCGCTCTCTACAATGGTTGGTTCATTGACAGGCCCCTTAGCAAAAGGAGCAACAATTGCACCCCTTTTATCAGAGGACGTATCAACCCGACCAATAGTTAGATCAACTTCTCTTACGACAATACCAGGAGATGCTAAATTTAGTGGCATCTTTTATTCTCCGAATCTCAGATTATTCTAAAAATATTTATTAAAATACTCTTTTTCATGTAGTCTACATGTAGTCCCACATATAAGATCTATCCCCATATTCATCAGTATGCCACCTATCTCCATCATCATCCACAAAACTTTCTCCATCATTTACACCATCTAAAACAAACCCAAATGGTGCCATATCTTGCTCTATCTCATTTCTTCGTTCTTCATATATTCTTTTACGAACATCATTGTCCGTCATCTCTTTAAAGTAATCTTGAGCACATACCCAAGCAAATAAAACTAAACACATAGCAAGGTCATCATTACAACCTTCCTCTGCTTCAAATGAATTGTGCTTTTGAATAAATGTTGTCAATTCAGATATGATTTCATAATCTTTAAATATAATTTTATCATCTTCTATTAAAGTCTTTAAATTGCTACAACCTAATTTTTTAACTGCTGCTGTAGTCCTAACCCCAAGTTGAGATTTCTTACCACTAAAGCCAGATCCAACAATTTGTCCATTACGTCCTCTCATTGAGCACATAAGAATATTTTCATATTCAAGATCAAATTGAAGTATGCTTGCCACTTGATCTCCAATATCATTAACTTCTATTAATAAATGTGCTTCATTATATCCTCTTGCAACATCAAATATGATATTAGGAAATATCATAGGTTTAATTTCATTATTTTTATATTTTGCTACAACCTTATACGGAAATTCTGTAATATCAAAAACCACAAATGCAGAATAGTCATTACCCAATCCTCTTGCTACATCAACTGTTATTAAATAATTATGATCCTTTATAGGATCTTCATGAATATCAAGACCAGCATTTTTATTTCTTGGTTCTTCATATACCAATGTCCTGAGTTTACTAGGAGCTATTAATGTATCAACAGATCCTAAGAACTCACATTCAAACTCAATCTTGAATTGTTGTTCAGACGTATTGGCAATAGTCTGTCTCTTCCACTCAGCATCTCTACCAGGAACT